CACGTCATGCACACCGTAAGACGCCAGCATCTCGACAGAGATTTTTTTTGGAAAGCTAATTCTAGGATTGTCGCGGCGCAGATCCCCAATAGAATATGGGTAGGTGTCGATTTGGCCGTTTGTAACTTTTGCGAACATTGTGCTACTCCTGTCTGTTCGATATTAGATTAAGACACTTGCTGTTGTATTACTGTAAGCATAATCTCAGCTTTTTTTTGTTCCAGCTTTTCTGAAGCCAGAAGGTTGCTTAGCTGATCTGCAAACTCTGACAACTCAGCCTGATCCTCCTGTGACTTTTTGCTGATTTCGCTAAGCGCAATCGTGTAGTTGTCAATATTAATCTGGTATCCCATCACTTCTTGAATGCGAGCCTCTAAAGACATCTTTAAGATTTCTTCACGAGTTTTTAGCTGTTGATCTTCCATTATATTCCCATAAGTTTTTGCAGCTGAAACTGCAATTCAAATAAACGCTACGTCATAACCTGTGCCAGTGGGTAATGTGGATGGGTCAGTGTACTTAGAACCAAACCCAGAACCTGACCAAGGATAAGCTGTAATGTAAGGGCTATCAGCATGACCCACAACTAACGCTGAACCATCAGAACTAAAAGCCACACCCCTAGCGTGTCCAGTAGGCAAAGTAGATGGGTCAGAAAACTTCGTGCCGAAACCTGATCCAGACCAAGGATAAACTGCAACGTAAGGGCTTAACCCAAAAGCGCAGGCAAGAGCTGAACCGTCTGGGCTAAAGTCAATACCCTCAACCCTATAAGCAGGTAATGTGGATGGATCAGAAAACTTCGTGCCGAAACCACTACCTGACCAAGGATAAGCTGAAACGTAAGGACTATTGTTGTGTCCTACAGCTATCGCTGAACTGTCAGGACTAAAGGCTACACTGAATCCACTGCTAGAGGGCAAAGTAGAAGGATTAGAAAACTTCGTGCCAAAGCCCGATCCAGACCAAGGATAAGCTGAAACGTAAGGGCTGCTTACATGAGCTATAGCTATAGCTGACCCATTAGGGCTAAAGGCCACGCCAATTCCACTCCCAGTTGGTAACGTGGATGGGTTGCTATACTTAGAACCAAACCCAGACCCAGACCAAGGAAAAGCTAAAACGTAAGGGCTATTGAAGTCAGCCACCGCTATAGCTGACCCATCAGGGTGAAATTCTACGTCAGCGCCAGCTCCAGATGATGACGTGGATGGGTCAGAAAACTTCGTGCCAAATCCAGCGTCAGACCAAGGATAAGCTGTAACGATAGGGTTTTGATAATGACCTACGGCTATAGCTGAACCGTCTGGGCTAAAGGCCACACTTTCACCTTGGTACGTACTAGGTAATGTGGATGGGTCAGAAAACTTCGTGCCAAACCCACTGCTAGAATCCCAAGGATACGCTGTAATGTAAGGACTACTGTCATGGGCTATAGCTACAGCTGGAGGTATTTCCGCAACGCCACCAGAAGCCGACATAAGTTTTCTTGCGGCAAAACTCACGACAGAACCTGACCCGCAGTAAAGCCGTAAAAAGTAGTCCCGCCATCCGTTGTAAAAAACACAAAAACGTCAACCTGGCCAGAACCAGTTGAAATAGTTGGCGCTTCTGCGGAAGGCCAGTCAACCGCAGCAGGCCAAGTGATTGTCCTTGCGGTGCTGTCTTGAGTTATCTTTAAAGTAAACGAATACGCCGTTCCTGATGCGGGTGGATTGCTAAACGTAAAAGTGGTGTTTTCCGTTAAGGTGTGGCTAAACATATTGCCAGCTTCACAGTTGACTGTTGTGGCGTTGCTGGATGACGTTACCGCTGCGTAGGTTTCGTTATAACTGTCAACGATTAGCTCGCCTGTAATGTCTACATCGCCAGTGTAGGTTGCGCCAACCTTGGCATTAAGCTGCGTTTGGATTGCAGAAGTTACACCGTCAACGTAATTAAGCTCTGCGGTTGTCGCTGTAACACCGTCTAGCAGATTAAGCTCTGCTGTGCTGACAGTAGCACCATCAAGGATTTCAAACTCAGTGTTTGTAACGCCGCCAAGCAACGTATCAAGAGCATCCCAGTTACCGTTTAGAAAGCCACCCCAAGCGTCCTCGTCGCCGCCTACGGTTGGCTTATTCCAAGAATAATTCGTCGTTGTCGTAGGCATTATGCGGCCCTCTCTAAATAGTCTGCTTCTGTCCAAGTTGTTGATGGATCAGATGCTTCTGTCCATATGTTAGTCGGGTCGGGTGCGTCTTCCCACTTGTACCTAGCATTCACGACAGGCGTAAACGCGATATTGTCGGAAACCGCAAAAGTCCTTATTCTGATATACCCTATATCGGACGAAATTGAAATAGCGGCGGTCGTTGAGGCCACCACATCGTAAACGCCGTTTGCTGTTACCGTGACAGCAATCGCAGTTGAGGCAGAAACATTCCGCGTAACACCGCCGGAAACGCTCGCGGCAAAAGCAATATTGGCAGACGCGCTGCCTTCCTCGATGCTGATGTTTTTGCCGTATATATACGACCCGTAAGTATTAAGCCCGTAGCCAGCTCTGAAGCCGTGGATAACCTCGTATTTTACCGCGCTGACGGAAACAATGCCGCCAAGGCTTATGCTCGCAGACGCATCAACAACGCGCACACCCGTTGGCTGCGATGCGGCGAATGCAATGGCCGTGGACGCTGCGCCGTCTACAATCGTAACAGCAGACGCAGATGCGGAAACGCCAATAGCCGCAGAAGCCGCCCCCTGCGTTGTCTCAGGCTCGCCGTATAACCCAGAGTTATAAACCCCTGAGTTATATGTTGAGCGTAAGCCCATTAACTCGCCGTAACGTCAAGATCGCCCGTAGGAATGCGGAACACATCGCCGTCGTTAATCGCCTTGGCGGTTGTCAAAGCAGAGTGGATAATCATGTTGCCGCCAGATGACGCGTCCATAATGCCGATCCAGCCCACCGTTCCCCAGTTGCCACCGCTTGCCGCAGGAAACTCAATCGACGCAGAGTTTGATGCGGTGTCGCCGGTTACAGTGAATGAGGCAACCTTGCGCGTGTAGCCGTTGCCAGAAACCTCTGTGCCAGCAGCGCCGGTATCCGTTGGGTCAGATGTGAACAGGCCAATGTACCAAGCTGTGGGGCGCGTTACGCTGTCGGTGGTCAACAAATACTTTAGCGTACTTGTCTCAAATGCATTTGTTAAAGACATGGATTTCTCCGTTAGATATATCTAGGTGAACCATACACCATTTTCAGATCAGTAGCTAGTAACGCGCATTCTAAGGCCGGAACCAGCAAATCGCGTGTCATCGGACGCCTTTTGCAGCGACTGCAACGCCGCCGCGTAAAGCGCAGCCCAAGTCTGCGTGCGGGCGTCATCCTGCAAATATGGTGCCGACTGAATTAGCGTGCCGTATAGATAAACATCCGGCGCGTCCAGCAACAGCCAATTAGATGCGTTGCTATCGCTCAGCGCTGGCGTCTTGGCGTAATATTGCAGCTGCATTGTGTAGTCAGCATCAGGCGTCGGGAACACCTCAATCGTATCGCCAATGTTTGCGTAAAACCGTGGGCGGCCAGACGTATCCGCCGTCTTCTGCCGATACTCAAGCATGTCATCACGCGAAACCAGCTCAAGGCGATACGTGTTGCCGGACGTGATGCTGAACCTGACAGTCTCCATCCAATCCGCAGGCATCTGCACGTATCTGCTGTCAAGCGTGGCATCTGCGCGCTCGATCATCTTGTAGTGCCGCAGATCACGATTTATGCCAGCCTCTGCCAGCGAAATAAAATCAGGAATGACAGACGTTAGATCATCGCGGTTTAGCCAGCTGGCTATCGATGTCTTTAGCTCTGTGTATGTTGCAATAGCCATTAGTCTAACAATCCCCTTCTGCGCAAATATTCCTCTATGCGCTCAGCCTGCTTATCAGATACACCAGATTGCGCCAAAAGGCCACCAAGAGGCGATGCGTTGGCGGCAGACAGGTTGCTCAGGTGGGCGAACTCAGGATCAAAGCGGGCGAAGCGTGAGCGGAGTGTAGACGGGTCAATCGCGACAACATCATCCGAGATTTCGCTGCCAAGGCCAATGTGGTCTTTGTGCGGGAAGTTTGGCCCTATATCTACGACATCCTTAATCACCAAACCGCTTCTACCTGTGTCTCTTGCGGCTCTAACGGCTTCAGATGTATACGGCCATGCGCGCCAATCTTCTCGCACTTCTGAAATACGCTGAGATGGTTGGCCGCCGCCTCTAATGATAGCGCCTTCTGGGGCGTCTCCCCAATTTCTGCCTCTAAAGTTAGTTTCACCATATCCAGACGTTTTCGCTAAAAGGGGGTATACAGATCCTCTGTCGTCATAAATAGACCAGTTTTGCTGATCGTTTATTTTAGGAGCGCCTTCCGTCCTACTTCCCGCATACCTATTTGCGTTATATCTGTCGCTCGTTGTCCAAACGCCCGTATCAAAGTCTTTGCCTTCTGACACATCTGCGTCCATAGCCTTTATGCCGCTTGCGCCCCCATGAAAGACGGGATTACCAACGCCAAACCCAGCGGCCTCGGCACGCGCCATCCGAGATGCCTCGTCCATCGGCAGCGGCGTATTCGCAAACATATATTGCGGGTCTGCTTGCGCCATCATCTCGTCGGTCACTTCGGACGCGCGCCCCTGTGCGCGCAGCTCCAGAATGCGCTTGGCCATGTCCTGCGCTTCAGACGCAGCTGTCGTCAGAAAGCCAGCAGACTTGGATGCATTCGCGCCCACAGCGCCACGCGGAACGCCGACAGCGCCGCCGCCAGTCATGGCCAAGCCCGCCGTGCCAAGCGCTTCGCTTATCATGTCTTCCTGCGGGATCGTGCCGCGATATGCGGAGATAGGCGCGTCAACGGCTTTGGCAGCGGGCGAAAGCAGCCCCGCAAGCATGTTGCCAATACCTTCATACCGCAGCGTGTCTGTGCCGTACACTGGCTCCTTTGACAGCAGCCCGCCAAACACGGGGCGGCGGCCTTGCGCAGCCAGCTCGCTCTGCTGCTGTCGTGCCATGTCATACAGCGCAGAAAATATGCTCTGCTCTTCGCGTAGGCGTCTTAACTCTTCAGCGGTGGCCATATCAGCAATCCCACGCGCGGCGCGACCAGTAGTTAGCGCTCAGCTTGCTACTCTTGCCCTTGATGCCGCCGGAGCGTGCGCAGTAGGACGCCTTACGTTTCGGCTGATCCTTCTTGATGGACATTGCGGGGTCGCCAAAGTTAACCTTCTTCAC